AGATTACTGCTGTTAAAAACGGCACAATCTTGACAGGCAGCATGGAATGTTTTGAGGCACCTGCTGGCGGTGATCCAGACATTAACATTCACTCTGCCACAGAAGGCACAGGTGTTGAGGACGGAGCAATCGGTGACTTGACAGAAACACTTCTTGTTAACGCTGGTGACGCAACGCTTGGAAGTAAAGTTTACTTCTCTGCTGTTCCCGCTGCCGATCAGTTCTTGTACTTGACCACAGGTGACGCAACAGACGCTGATTACACCGCTGGTAAACTCTTTATTGAATTGATGGGCTACGAAGCCTAGTACCGAGAGGGGGTAACTCCCCCTCTTCTTTTTATAAGGAGATTAAAATGGCAGACGCTGTAACATCACAAACACTTGTTGATGGTGAAAAAACTGCTGTATTAAAGTTCACCAATATTTCTGACGGTTCTGGTGAGAGTGCTGTTAAAAAAGTAGATGTATCTGCTTTATCTAACAACGCCGTAGGCCAAGCTTGCGCTAGAGCTACTGTAGAAAAAATTTGGTGGCAGTGTAATGGCATGAAGGTCAAAATTTTATTTGATGCTTCAACTGATGATTTTTGTATTGAGTTAGGTGAAAATCAAAGTGGTCATCACGATTACACCAGTTTTGGTGGTTTGACTAATCCAGCTAGTTCTGGTGTTACAGGTGACATCATGTTCACAACTGTAGGTCACTCTTCTGCTGATACATACACCATTATTATGCAAGTAAGAAAGAGCTATTAAAATGGCTCGTGCGAGGGATAAACAACCTCCTAAAACAAAAAAGTATTTCCGCTCCACTAAATCTGGAGCGGGAATGACTAAAGCTGGCGTTGCTCGATATAAACGAGATAACCCAGGAAGTAAGTTAAAAACGGCTGTTACAGGTAAAGTTAAAAAAGGCAGTAAGGCAGCAAAGCGCCGCAAGTCATTTTGCGCTAGATCCGCTGGGCAAATGAAAAAGTTCCCAAAGGCGGCAAAGAATCCAAATTCACGGTTACGTCAAGCTAGGCGGAGATGGAAATGTTAAGTAAGCAAGTTGTAGGTGGGACTTTGTTTGTCGCTTTTGTAGGTATCTGCGTTAGTGCTTTAGGCTGGATTGCAACCACTTTGATACATGTTGATAAAACTATTGCTGTTATTGCTGTAAAAGTAGATGCCAACCATTCTATGCTTCAGCCTATGTGGGAAGAATTTACAGGAAGGACGTATAATGACAATCTCGCGCAGTTCCATCCCAAAACAAATTTCAAACCCACCATCAAAGCGGAGTTCTAAAATGCCTAAAGACGCTTGTTATAGTAAGGTAAAGGCTCGTTATAAGGTTTTTCCAAGCGCATATGCTTCAGGTGCTATTGCAAAGTGCAGAAAGGTTGGAGCAAAGAACTGGGGAAACAAGTCTAAAAAAATGAAAAATGGAGGGGCAGTTACAAGGGCAAAACGGCCTTCTAGCAATCCAAATGTTGCTAGAGGTTGTGGAATTGTCATGAGTAACAAAAGAAAAGCAACTAAATATTCGTAGGAAAAAATGGAACCAATTTCGACTGCTCTAGCAGGATTCGCATTATTTAAAAGTGCAGTCGATGGCATCAAAAGTGCTATTGGAACTGCTAATGATGTATCTGATATTGCTGGATATATTGATAATCTTTTTGAAGGCGAAAAACAAGTTCAGCATAAAAGAAGCAAGAAGTCTGGTGTTAGCGTAGGCGATCAGTTTGGTGTTACCAATGTAGCAAGAGAGGTGATTGACGCTAAGTTAGCTCAAGAGCAAATGCGCGAAATAGCACAAATGATTGACCTTAGATTTGGTCATGGAACATGGAAATCCATTACGGAAGAACGAGCTAAACGTATACAGGCTGCAAAAGAAGCTGCGGCGGAGGCTAGAAGAAAGAAAATACAAGAAGCTAGAGAGTTTGAAGAAAGTCTAAAACAGTTTTTTATGATTAGTGGAGTTATAGTTGTTGTTATAGTTCTTTTTGCTGTATTGATTTCTATGATAGCAAGAGCAGAAACTAGGTTTGTTGAGTGTAGGCTTGAAAGATATAAGAAAGTAAATGGTGAATGGCATTGTGTTTATCTGGGAGCAAACAAGACTAGGACATCAATGATAGTTACTGAGTTCTGCCCTAGATCTTATATGTGTGAGTATGATCCCAATAGCAGTGATAAACTTATAGAGTGGTGATAGGGTTTTAGCATGGCGGTAAGGAAAACCAAAAGTGGGCTTGCTCTCAAAAGGTGGTTCAAAGAGGACTGGAAGGACGTTTCCACGGGGAAAGCGTGTGGGCGTAGGAAGGGTGATAAACGGAAAACTCCATATTGCCGCCCCTCCAAGCGTGTCTCTTCTAAGACCCCCAAAACAACCAAAGAAATGACAGCCGCTGAGAAGCGTAGCAGGGTATCGCAAAAGAGAAGGCTTGGGCAACCAGCAGGTAAGCCAAGAAGGGTGAAGTCATTAAAGAGAAGAAAGAAATCCTAAAGTTAATTGAAGACTGGGTTATGAATGATTTAAGTGTGGTGGATCCTGATTTGGGTTTTGCTCCTTGTCCTTATGCAAAAAAAGCATTTAAGGAAGAAAAGTTAAAAGTAGTTGAATGCGTTAGTAGGCAAGATTTGTGGGAAACTATAGCGGCACAATGCAAGAATTTTAGTGATAAGCATTCAATTATAATTTGTTTAGAAGAGGAGCCATCACAGACATATGAAGAAGTCGAAGCAGCTTGTATTGCAATGAATGAGTGGTTTGCTTACAATAAAATGGATGTTTGGTTGCTTGCTTTTCAAACGAATTTTACGATGGTATTCATACAAAGATTGTCAGAATTAGATGATGCTAGTCAAAAGCTAGAAAAAATGGGATACTATGAAAACTATGATCCTCAAGATTATGTGAATTTAATTTTAAACCGTAGATACAGGAGACATCAAAATGGTAGGTGCCAAAAAACAAGCTAAACGCATGCGTGGCGGCGGTGCAACTGCACCCAAAAAAATGATGGGCGGTGGTGCCGCTAAAAAAGCTAGAAAAATGCGTGGTGGTGGAAAAGTTGCTCCTAAGAAGATGATGGGTGGCGGTGCTGCCAAGCAAATTTCTCCTCGCAAAGCTATGGCTATGGGCATGATGCGTGGCGGTAAGGTTAAGAAATAATGGCTGTTTCCGGGTCAACTGATTTTGAGCTAGATGTAAGTGATTACATTGAGGAAGCTTTTGAGCGTTGCGGCTTGGAAGTTAAAACAGGTTATGACCTAAAAACTGCAAAGCGTTCTTTGAATTTAATGTTTGCTGATTGGGCTAATCGTGGCTTGAACCAGTGGACTATAACGCAAAGAACGCAAGCCCTTACTCAAGGAACTGCTAGTTATACTCTTGGCGCAGACGTTATTGATGTTTTGTCTATGGTAGTGCGAAGAAGCGACTCTGATTTGTCTATGAGCAGAGTTAGCAGAGATGCTTATCTGTCAATAAACTCCAAAGACACTCAATCTCGTCCTTCTCAATTCTTTGTTGATCGTCAAGTAACGCCTGTAATTAAAATATGGCCTACACCTGAAAACAGTACAGATGTACTGGTTTATGACTCTCTCACGAGGATAGATGACGCTGATACGTTTACTAATACAGTAGATATACCGTTTCGGTTCTATCCATGTTTAGCTGCTGGGCTTGCTTACTATTTATCCATTAAGAAAGCGCCAGAACGAATACAGGTGTTAAAAACCATATATGACGAAGAGTTTGACAAAGCTCAAGCAGAGGATCGTGATAGAGCGTCATTCAGTGTAAGCCCTAACCTTCAGTTCTATAGTATTAGATGATGGGAAAGTTTGCTTCTGGAAAAGATGCTTATGGCATTTCTGATAGATCTGGTTTCAGGTATCGTTTGCGTGATATGCGTAAAGAATGGAACGGTTTGCTTGTTGGAAAAGACGAATGGGAAGAAAAGCATCCACAAATACAACCTGTTCGTCACGCTATAGATGCTGAAGCATTAAGAGATCCAAGGCCAGACACAAATAATATCATTGGTGTTACCGTTTCCTTTCCAATATTTGATTTAACTACATTGTTATATCAATCAAGAGCGCCACAAGCGCAAGGCGCTGTAGGCACAGTTACAGTGAGCGTATCATGAGCTATACTTATACAGAGTTAAAAAAGGCGATAAAAGATTTTACAGACAATCAAGAAACTGTTTTTGTCTCAAACTTAAATATCTTTATTAAAAATGCAGAAGAAAGACTTTTAAAGGAAGTTGATTTAGATTATTTCCGCAAAAATGTTTCTGGAGCTATGACTTCTGGCAATCAGTTTTTAGCAATGCCCACAGATTACTTGGCCTCTTTTAGTTTGTCTGTAGAAAACTCTAGTTCAAAAGAGTTTTTGCTGCAAAAAGATGTGAATTTTATTCAAGAATACAATCCTAATTCTGCTACGACAGGAACTCCTAAATACTATGCTGCTTACGATTATCAAAATTTCATCTTAGCCCCCACTCCAAATGCAAACTTTGCGTCTGAACTTCATTACTATTATAGACCTGTAAGTCTTGCAGCAAGCAAAGTCACGTTAACAGTAAGCAATGTTTCTGGAACATTTGCAGCTAATGAAATTATCACTGGTGGAACCAGCGGGGAAAGCACCACTATAAATTCAATAACATCTGTTACTGAATTTGTGATAACTCTTCCTACGG